AGAGCGGGCTCGGGAAGGACACGGTCGGGTAGATATCCCAGGCCTTGTAGTACGGCTTGGCGTTGGCTGCGAGGCGGTTGGTGTTGCCATCCATGAGCACCGGCTGCGTCACCGGTTGCTGCCCTGGCGGATCAGTGAACGGCGTCCAGCGCGTGCCGTCCCATCGTCGCTTGCCGGCATCGAGGAGCACCAGCTTCCAGCCGAGGACAGGCCAACTGCTGCCGAGCTGCACCCAGCCGCCGGCGTAGCTGGTGGTGCTGGGCCTGAACTCAAAGTTGAGCGTCCAGCGCCAGTAGGCCACGCCGTTCTCGTAAACAGCTTGAGCATTCAAAGAATTGAGTCGGGTAGTTTTGGCAGCCAGCGAGATGGTGGCACCCGGTGGCAGGATCGTCAGCGTGCTGGCATTAAGCTTGCCGACGCAGCCCATCCATGTCTCGCTGGGTGGCGTGGCGTTGTTCAGCCCGATGGTGATCTGAGCGCCGAAGCGTTGTATTTCGGCAGGTGGCAAAAACGGATCATAGGCGCTGTTGAGAATCGCATTGCCGGCAGCGTCCCCACGCAAAGCCTCGGGGTAGGCCACCGTGCTGATCTGGTAGTCGCGAGGCCTTGAAAGCGGTGATTGAACCCGGTCAGCGGGTGCCTGGCCTTGCTGCTGTGTGTCGATGGCCGGGTTGCCGGTGGTGCCGGTCCCAACGCCGCCGCTTTGAAAGGTGTCAGCGTTGTAAGCGTAGTTGGCGGTGACACGCCACAGCATCCCGTCGTTTTGGTCTTGCTCGACATTGAAGCCTACGCAGTAGGCTAGAGCATCTTCAGGATGCTGCGACCAAACCAAAGGGATGGAAGGATGGCTGCCGGCGTAGTATGGGCCGTAGCCAGGCGAATCGGTGCGAACCAGAAAGACGCGCTTGTAGGCCCGCTGGTAGCGCTGATCGACGCTGCCTGAGCGACCGTCGATGACTTCCTTGAAAAGTGTATATCCCACGGTTTACCTCAGACTGGGACTTGCACGGTTGGCGGCAGCTTGATCTGGCGCAGAGCGTCGAGCATTTCTTTCTCTAGCTGGGTCTGCTTTTGCGCCTCTTCCTTGGCAGCTTCTACAGCAGCCTTGATGGCTTCCTGGATGTTCTGCACACCTTCCCGGTTGCTGTTCCTGATCACCGCCTCGACAGCCGCGGCGCTGCCGGCCTCGATGCGCTGATTGATGCCGGCATCGGGCTGATTCATCTTGGACAGGAAGCCGGACAAAGCCGACTGGATTTCGCCAGCGTTAAAAATATCCTTCTGGCTGGCTCGCAGTTGAATGCCACGCAGGCCGGAAAACTGGTCAGTGACCTCCCGCATGTTTGGCAGTTGCGGGCCGGCGTTGGCTGGAAATTGGGCGACTTGATTAGGCTTGGCGGCTATGTCGTTTTCCGCTGCACGCTCCCGCATTTTTTTAATTGCATCTTTTAATGCTCCGCCAAAGTCATCGACTTGTTTTTTGTTCTTGTTTGCATTTAGCTTTGCAATTTCCTTAGCTGCAAATACTTCCATTCCAGCAGCAGGTGACCCAAAAAGGTTTGCCCAGCTCCATTCCTTTTTTGTGTTTTGCAGCGCCTTGAATTCAGCAACAACATCTTTGAATAGCTTGACGGCACTAGTGATGCCATCCACCATCGCTTCAAGTAGATCAAAAGTAAAATCACGGGCCTTCTTAAAATTCCCCTCTAGCTTGTCACCGGCTCCGCCATCGCCGCCAATTTTCAAAAATGAATCAACAATTTCCTTCACAATCATTGAAACAGCTTCAAGAACGCCGCGGATACTTGCAACGAATGCTGCAACATCCAAGCCGCGCAGCAGACCGTAGCCAAAATCGCGCAGCAGCTCAGTGAACCCTTCCTTGAGCCGAGCCAGTTGCCCTTCCAAACTATTGCTGATCCGTTGGGCTGCCTCCAAGGCTTTCGGAGAATTGGCCGCCTGCTGCATGGCCAAGATGGCGGTGCTCGCCAGCACGCCGCCCTGCTCCACCGCACGCATGGCCTCGCGCACGCCATAGGCCGAGCCGGTCAGATTGGTCAGTTTCTCGGCCAGCGCCTCGTACACCTGCAGGCCTGAGCGCTGCATGGCATCCAGGGCTGACCGCTCTGCCATGCCAGACTGCGCCATGCCGGCGATGCCACTGGTGATCTGCCCGATGCCTCCTTGGCCAAGCAGCGGAGCGATCTTGCTGAATGTCCGCAGCAGCTTTTCCGCATCGCCGGCGTTTAGCCCGGCAGATACCAGATCGCGGAAGCTGCCGACCAGCTCCTGCATCGGCACCCCCATGTCGCGCGTGATCTGTCGCAGGTTTTCCAGGGATTTGGCGCCTGCTTCAAAGTTTCCAAGCAGTGCGCCCATCTGGATTTGCGTGGTTTCCAGCTCGGCCCCGAGCTTGATGATGCCGGAAAATGAATTGATAAACGCCCGCGGGATGGCGAACGCCAGGTTCATGATGCCCCGCACCATCTCGATGGTGGCCTTCAGGTCGTTCATGCCCTTCAGCATCTCTTTGATGCGTTCCATGAACGACATGCGAGCCCAGCGGTCGGCCTTGGCTTGCGCTTCTGCTTTGGCTTTTTCAGACTTTTCAAAGGCGAGCTGCTGCTTCTCGGTCATGCCGAGGATGGCCTTCTCGGTCGCCTCCTTCTCCAGAAAGCGCCGGCGGTCCAAGGCGCTCATGCCTTCGAGCATTTTTTGGCGTTTTTCCGCGTCCGCCTTGGCCTGCTCAGCGCTGGCCTTGTTGAGCTCGTAGGCCTTCTGCTGCTCAGGCGTCATGCTCATCAGCAGCGCGCGTTCTTTTTCCTTGGCGAAGAGCTGATCCTTTTCAAGCAGCGTCATCTTGGACAGCATCTCGGCCCTTGCCTTGGCCTGCTGCCTTGCCTTCTCCTCGATGGCCGCCTGCTCTTCGGCCTGTGCCTGCATTTGCTCGTAGAGAAGCTGGCTCGACTTCGACATGTTGCGAAGTGTCTGCTCCTCCTCCATGCGAGCCAGCGCCCGCTCCTGGTCGAGCTCTGACAGCTTGGTCAGCGACTTGATCTGACTATTGTCGAGGCCCAACTGCTCCACCTTGGAGCGAACCATCTGGCTGAAATTGTTGGCCGCATCGAGGGCGGCGATGCCAGTCTGCTTGAGCAGGTTCGATGTTTTGGCAAGACCAGCCTCAGCCTCCTGGCCTTCCCATGCCAGATTGATGGCCATCCTGCTGATGGTTGCCATGCACCACACCTCCGAGTGCCTTCAAGTATGCCAGCATGGACGCCTGATCAGCCGGCTGGTCTTGGCCGCCGAACTTGGGCAGCCAGTCGGCCACCTTGGTGTTCTTGCACCACGGAGCCGCGGCTGCGTAGGAAGAGATGGCGTTGAGCAGGTCGGCGCGGTACGGTCCCCACGGCTCGACCGAGATCAAGGCGGCCCATTCGCTGAGCTCGGCGCTGGTCATGCGATCGCCCAGATCGGCGACAGTCATGCCAAGATGCCCGGCCAGAGCGAAGAGCATTCGCCTGGTCGGGTTGGTTCTTAGTTTTTTTCCAGCTCGTCCACATCCGCCTTGGTGATCTTGTTTAGGCGCATGGCGGCGTCGAAGATGCGATCGAGTGCCGAGGCAGGCAGCTCGCCGAGCGACGGAATGTCGCTGTCGGAAAACAAACGCTTGCCCGAGGCGTCACTGATCGAGACGCTGGCAAGCCTGGCGCGGATGTTGACAAGCCGAGCCGAGCCCGACTTGTCCAAGCTGGCCTGCTCGAAGGCGTCCCTCTCGCTGGCTGTCATCTCGCGCAGATGAACGGTGCCGCCCCATTCCGGCACCGTCATCTCCACAACCTTCCCGCCCTTCTTGGACAGGATTTCATCACGGCTTAAACTCATCGCCCACCCCCATCAGACAGCGGTCACCTGCATGGTCACCGTGAAACGCAGCGCCTCGTCACCCGCACCAACGGTCGGGTCGGTCACTTCGGAGATGTAGCCCTGATAGGAGATCAGGCTGTCGATTGCCGAGCCGGGGAAGTTCAGGCTCAGCGTGACGCTGTTGTAGCCGATGCTGGAACCGGT